TTATACGTTAAGAATATTTAAACACCTATCCATTATCACACTATTATTAATTACGATAACACATAATTTTCTTCTCGTTCTTGTTACTATTTGAAATAACATTTTGGTTGGGTGATAATAATAATTGTTCTGATATGCTTTGGTAGTTAACTCGTTGTTGTGATAATAGAAATGAGAATCAAGAACAGCTATAACTTTATCAAATTCTTGACCTATAACACCGTGTGCATTATCCTGTTCATTAACTGCAAAATTATCATAAGGTAGTCTATGACTTCTCGATGAAGTATAGTTAATAATTTTCCAATCTTCTTCACCTAATAATTCAATATATTCCCTAGCATCAGCCGAATTTTTAAAATACTTTAACTCAATATTTGACCTATTTAATTTATGTACAGCTACACTATTATTAAATAATGCCTTTATAAATGAAGCTATTTCTTTATTGGTTCTAATTTTATCAGTTAGATTAAATTCTTTACAAGATGTTTTAGTTTTAATTAAATCATCAATGTTGTTATATGCTTCACCTAATCTCAACCATTGCTTTTTGTCATAAGAAAAAATACACGACAAATTATTATCCTGTATTTTTTTAATAATTGTATTCAATTGTCTTGGGTATATTCTTTGGGTTTCATCAATTACAATCAAATCGTAATTAGTTAAGTCATAATTATGTAAATATTTAATTGCTGTAACAGTCCAATTATATTCTTCAATTAATTTAAAATGCCCTTTATTTAAAATACCACAGTGGACTAATAATGCTGATTTGTTAAGTTCAATATAATCTTTGGCTATATCATATGCTAATAGTGATTTTCCTGTACCTGCTTTACCTATAATTGAAACAAATGAAGGAATTGTATTATCACCTAAAATTTTTAAACTCTTTGTTTTTATTTCGAGTTGGTGACCAGTTAAGAAGTATTCACCCTTAACAAATTTTTCCGTAGAATTAAACGGTGAAACCAAATAGTTAGACGGATTGAAAAGTTTATCAATGTCAGAAATATACTTAACTTCTTGTTGAATTAAAATTTCTCTTAAATCATATATACCAAACTCAATTAATTCATTATCATTATTAAGTTTATACAACTTTTTTTCACTTGAGATGAAAGTATAACATTGGGTATCTCCATCTAAAAAACTTAGATAATATCTATTCTTTATTAGTTGCTTTAAGATTTTATTTTCGGTACTTTCCCTTTTAATTTCAATATTAATATTGAACTCTGTACCGAATCTAAGTAAGTCGAATTCCTTACTTATTTGGGGTATGTTATAACTGTAAAAATATTTATCCAGATGGTCATAATGAAAACAGTTTGTATTTATGTATTCAACAAAAATTGCTAAATCATCTAATTCACTTTTTTTGGGATTAATTTTGAGGTAGTCACAATATCTTTTAAAAAGGGATTCATCAAGCGTTTTGTATGCTTGTGTAATCGACAATATATTAACTTCGGTCATAAAAGAGTTTTGATTGAACTGGGGAGTTAATCAAGCTTTGTAAATATATATAACTAAAAACAATAAAGAAATTAATTACTTTTGAAATTAATGACTATAACAGAATTTAATAATTTATCTATATCTAAAAAGGAAGATGTTATTTTTCAACAATCGGAATTTTTATATGTTCACACCGTTGGAAATGAAAAGCACGGATTATATTCTAATAATTTTTTCTTTATCGAAATAATATGTGATTCTGAAACATTGGCTACTAAAGAAATAAATTCTTTTAATTCTGGTAAATTATTAGATAAATATTCAAGTTATTTAGCATTTAAAACGAATCAATAAAAAACCCCTTAGAGAAATTCTAAAGGGTTTAATTATATTAAATGAATAAGTGTTTAGAATGATGCTGATGATTCAATAACACTTACCGTATTGGTTACTCTACTTATCTCATCAACACCAACTATAGGATTAGGTAAACTTCTATTTGCATCCGATAGTTTTGAAGCTAATAAATCATAGTCAATAAAACTTTTTGGGGTAGATATACTAGCATTATTTAATAAACCACCATCAGCAAATCTTCTTCCACCACCTGCTTCATTTATAGCACTTAACAATGGCATAAACATAGCTGTTGACCTTTTGTTAATCACAGCTTCATCACCTTCCAATTCTCCGAAGAGGGTTTGTATTCCACCTTGTGAATGTGAGTTACCTTTTAATAATCCACCTCTTGCAAATGTTGGTGTTGAACCTCTGGATGGTTTCTCAGGTTTCTTGGTGTTTAAAATCTTACCAATTGAAATAGCACCCGTTGCTGCTACAATAGCCCCAGTAATAATACCTAATATACCACCATCGGCAATTGCTTTTGTAACACCCTGTGCTACATTGATACCTGCCTGTGCAAGTGCTACAGCTTTACCTGCTGCACTTTCTTTATCTAAAAGCCCTGCAATACCATCAAATACGGTTGCAGCATTATCTACTTTAGCTTGCGATTTTGCATTATCAATTTCTTCCTGATACACCGCATACTTTTGATTGATAAGGGTAATATCTGCACCTGTCTTTTTTGCATTGGCTATTTCAGCTAATCTCTTTTTTTCTAACCTTGCAGATTCTAAAGCAAATTGACTTTGATAATTAGCTTCATCGATTGCTAATTGGTTTTCAGCATCAATTAACTTTTGTTCCTTTTCAGCTTCATCACGTTCAATTTTTAGTTCTTCATTGGCAATTCTATTTTCTTCATTAATTTCATTGATTAAATCATTATATTCTATTTGATTAATTGCCCCTGCTTCTAATTGAGCTTGTGCGAATTCTCTCCTTTTTTCTGCAATTGCATCTAATCTTTCTTGTTCAATTCTTAATGATTCATCAGAAAAATATTGCTCTGAATCTATCTTAGATTGATTCGCTGAAATGTATGCTTCTAATTCTCTTTGCGCATTATCAACTGATATTTCAGCTAATTTGGTAGATAGGTTATTTTTAATCTTTAGAAGTTCTGCATCATATTCTTCTTGAATCAGATTACCATTTTCTAATTTGGCTCTAAGTATTTCTTCACTTTTAGCAGCTAAATATTTTTCAGTTACTAATTGTTCTTCTAATGTTTTTGACTTTATTCCCTGTTGTTGTATAAAAAGATTTAATTCTGCTTCCTGTAGTCTTATAGCTTCATCAGCTAATTTTTTCTTAGCTGCTAATTCTTCATCCCTTCTTTTCTTAGCAGCATCAGCAGCACTTTTTCTAATAGTATTAACTTTATTATTTTGGGTTGTTTCGGCTTCCAATGCTGTTGCATTTGCTTCATTTCTTGCAGCAATTAACTTTGCTAATTCAGCACGTTCAGCATCTGATGTATCATTGTTGGATTGTTTGTTTTTAAGAATTGCTATTTCTTGGTCTAATCTTTCATTAACCAATGCATTGATTTTTCTTTGAGTTTCAATACTTTCTTTTGCAGCTTTTTCACGTTCTTCAAAAGTTCCATTGGTATCTTCTGCAATTTTGTTTTGTGCTTTAAATTCTTCTTTAAGCTTTGCAACTTGAACAATATAATCTGCTTCACCTCTACTGTATTCAGCTTGTAATTTTGCCAATTCTTGACCTCGTTTAATTGCATCGGTAATTGTTCCACCAATTACATCAGCAGTCCTTTTAATACCATCTGTAATAACCTTATTAGCTTTATTTGTTTGGTCAACACCTTCTTTAATACTAGATAAATCAAAAGTGAATATTCCTTTTAATATCTTCTTCAATCCTTCAAATCTATCTATCAATTGAGATTTTACTAAATCACTAATTTGTTGAATAGTTTTTTTTGGGTTACTGAATGCATCAAATAATGTTTCACCTACTTTTTGAAGTAATCCAAATAAAGATTCAAATACTGTTCTAAGTGGGATTAGCACCGAATTTACAGCATTAATACCTTTCTGTGTTGAACCTAAAAATGCCACAAGACTACCTAAAGCAACCACAATGGCACCAATTCCTGTAGATATAAGTGCAACTCTAAATAATTTTAATGCGTTACTTCCAATTGAAGTAGCAACTGCCATCACTTTTTGTGCTTTACCTAGTCCTTCGGTAGATGATGCAGCATTACGAATATCAGAAACAGATTCACTAACTAAACTTTTATATTTATTGTAAACTGGTGTAACAACATTTAAGGCATCTTTTGTAGTTGCAATAGATTTTCCTAAAAATGAGTTAGCCGGAATAGCTTTATTAATGGCTTGTTCATATTCTCCAATCTTATCTTTTGAAGAATTAAATTCTGATTGTTGTGACCTTATTTGTTTAGTTTGTTCATCAATAGCTTTGTTAACCTTAGTTCTTAAAGCTATTTCTTCTTCTGAATCTCCTTTAAGATTCTTAGCGACTTCATTTAATTGTCTTCTGGAATCGAATAATTCTTGTGTAGTTTTATTTTCAACTTGAAGTGTTTTTTCTAGGTCTTTATTAACTGTAAGAAGTGAAGCTGCTAACTTTTGAGAATCGTTATAACTCTTATTTAAATTCTTTAATTTGGCTGCTGCTTCTGTATATGCACGTTGACCTTCAATAGTTGAAGTGTTAAGTCCTTTTTGGGTAGCTTTTAAATTATCGATTTGGGTTTTTAATTGCGCTGATTTTTTTAAAACATCATCGACATCGATTTTAAGTGACGCAATTTTAAATGTTTCTGCCATTTTTCCATAGTTCTTTATTTTGTGGTGCTAATGCACCATTATTAATATGGTATTAGTTTATCTCAATTAACTGTGCTTTGGTAATACCATTTGAAGCAGTTTTCAAAGAATTGAGATAATAATATTTCCCTGTTTGTTTTAAATATTTTAATCTGAAAAAATCTAAGTTGTGAATGTCAATAGGGTTTAGATTCACTTCAACACTTAATATTTTATTAGTATTTAATAGCTTGTTTAATTCTTCATAATAATTATCAATGAAGTACTGATAATCAGTATTGTTATAGGTTAAAAAAGGAACTTCAATATCATCTAACAGTTCTAAGTCACCATTACTATATTGAACAATCCCTATATCTTTTATGACTTTCTTTATATTGAATAATGATACTGTTGTAGTACCGCTAACATCAATTGGATTATCATTGTCATCCTCTTCTTCACTCCATAATGGTATGGTGTAAACTGGATTATTTGCAACATTGAAATTTGATTTCTTAATTTCAAATATTGAAGTGAATAATGTTTTTTCATTTTCTAAATGTTCATTATCGATTTGGAAACTTCCGTTATACAATTCTTCAGCATCTTCGACATAATTATATTTCAATATGTTATTTTCTCCGTAGCTACTCAATTTGTAACTCTCATTACTAATTTCATTAATTTTACTGCTCCAATCTTCAGCCCCATTTTTATTAGATAGTAATTCTTCCATTGTGATAAAGTGTAGATGGTTTTCAGTAGCTGATTTTACAATCATTCCAAAATGTTGCATAATATCTTTAACTAATTTTTCTTGGCTGACATCCTTATATAAATCATTCAAGTCAATAATTTGACCACCGGATAATTCTTCGACTTCAATAGAAACATCAACGGTCATTACAATTCTTTCTTCATCTCTTGGTTCCCAATACTCAGATTTAGCTTCGACAACACCAGAAATAATTTCTCCAGCATTAGCTTGTATTACCACCTCAGAGTTGGAAGCACCTGATTCATCATAATAAAAAGTATAAATGTTACCATCATCTTTACGCAATCTTATTAATGCTTCACCGTATAAAATATTATTAGAAGTATTTATTGATAGTTTGTATCTACCATCTTCATTAATAAATATGTTTCCATCTCCATTAATCGAAAAATTCGAAACACTTGTACTATCTTCATTAAAGGTTAATGATTGGATAGTTGTAAAATAATTATTGTTTGATTCATTAATAAATAAATCATCAGTTGAAAAATCAATTAAATAATTTAGGGATGCTGCACTATCAATAACGTTAAAACCATTTGTTGGACTCACAACTAAGGATTTAAAATCATCAGTTTGAAAAATATTTCCAGAATAAGTATATCCGTTTTGTGTTAATATCTCATTCCATAACGTATGCGCATATAGATTTGGAACTTGGTAATCAATTCTTATTGATGTAAAGGGTGTTTTTACACCATAATCTGCAAGTGCATATATTATTCCCTCGGTATTCTCAAAGCTATCTAAATAGTATTGCTGTGTTAGTATATGATTATATTCTGTAAGGTTTAAATCTTCTAATTTCTTTTCTTTCAACCTTTCTTTTAAATCGATGATACCATCATAGAGAACAATTTTAAATGAATCTAATGTAGTATCTGTAACCTCTAAATACCCATTTGATATATATGGGATTGTGTTTTGTGAATATGAACATCTTACTTTTTGATATGGTATTCTGGAAGTATTACCCATAAAACCCAATCCATCGAGTGCCAATGAATTATTATCAGTTCTGGGAATTGTTATGGTATTTGAATATGTACTATTTCTTGTACTTACATCTCCAATGTCATTTATGCTATAGTTTAGATTGATTAATTCTTTATCATACAAATCCAAATTATAACCATTTACGGTTAAATTGTTCATTATAAAGTTGGGGTTATTAAATCTGGTAAATCAATTGTTACCTCTACGTTATTCGTTAACTTCTTATTGCTATTCTCATATTTATTTGATACTTCTACATTTATCCATTTTCCATTAACATAGGGTTGACTGGATGAATACATTTGTACCGAAGGTGATGTGAATAAAGATTGAATTAATTTATCTTCATTAGCATCTACTCTACTTTTTAATCTTACACTTTCAGAACCTTTCTTACCTATCAACTTAGTTGGAGCTACTAATCCTTCATTTACATTCCTAAAGTTATTTGAAGCTACTGATTTTAGGTCTTTTGCAGACAGGCTATATTTTGTGAATTCATCAAAAAGCCAATAACTATAACCTCCCTGATTGTTGAACCATTTTAGATAAACACCACATTTTGAAGGGTATTTTTTTAAGTTCAGATTGGTTTTATTGGAAGTATTATTTAATCCATCTAGTTTATAGATTTCCAACCTATTTAATGTATCTGTTAATGGTAAGAATTCTGTGGTATTCCAATTTATTGTTCCGGTATCGACATAAATTCTAAATGCATTGTTAGAATTAGCTTCCAATGTATCAGCAATAACACCTGTATTAAGATTTTTGATTACTATTTCATTATTTTGCAGAACTCTTTTTATATCGAATGCAAATGGAAACCCTTCAAAATAGGTCAATGAGAAATCAATATTGTTTTCCGATATATTTAATATTTCTGGATTAGAGTTTATAATTTGTGTCTCTGGACTAAAGGTTATTTCATCACTTAATTCAGAAAATTGTTTAACACCTTTGAAAAAATAGTAAGTTTTATTAATCGTATCTGTTTGTGAATCATTTGAGACAGTAATTGAAATTAATTGCTGTAAATAAGTACCCTCTATTGATTCTCCAAATCCATCCATTGCATCTGCTGTAGGTGTTTCAGAATACAAATCATCGAAACCATATTTATTAAATTTTGCTTTTATAATATCTTTTAAATTAAATAAATACTTACCACTTACATTAGGATATATAGTAAATGAATTTGAATTGTATATTGAAAGAATTCCAACATCAACAACATTAATTACAGCTTTATTATCACCAACTAAAGATGATGTGAATTCTATATAAGAGTTATTATATGCAGGGTATATTCCTATAGGTTGTTTAGTAAAAGTAATTGCCATTATACCTTTTGTAATTTTGCTATTTCGGTGTTTACTGAATCAATGAATAATCCTACATTGAATTGTGATACACGTTTTATTATTTTGTCAATCCTTTGAGGTGTTATAACCCCATCATAAGGTTTTATATGGTTCTCTTTATTAGTTCCTTCTTTATGAATTTTCGTAGCGATAGCGTGCGCCAAAGAGGTCACAGACATACTTTCTTCAATAGGTATTATTCCTTTACTTTTAATCCATTCTTCGATTCTTTCAACTAAATACGGTTCACCTTTATTTCCTTGTTGAGTCTTACCTCTACCAGATAAGTATATGTAACCTTCAATCTCGGCTTCATTAGGCTTGTAAGTAGCTTTTAAACCCTTTTCAAACTCACCTGATACTCTTTTACCACTTTGGTTATAAATTTTTAAAATATCATCTAAAATCGATTGAATTTCTTCCTTTATAATGGTATCATTTGTTTGCTCTGAAGCTGCCATTATTCTGTGATATTAAATCTGATAACTAGCCCATCTAAATTGTAATCAAAAGCATTAACTACTTCTGTTTCACGCCAATTATTAATAGTAAATTTCCCTTCACATCTCAATGCTTCTTTAATAACAATTGCCCCTTCTTTTGCTACAGGTTTAATGTGATTCAAATACTTGTAATCATAATCTTCATCAATATCAGAAGAAACCAAAATTGTAAAAGAACCTATGTAAGTAGTTTCTTCAACTTCGTTATAATCTCCAAAGGATTCATCTATCTGTACAGGGTCTAAAAAAATGTGTGGGGTATCAACTTGTTCCAGTTCGTTATATAGGTTTTGATAATCCGTTCTAGCATACAGGAATGGGTACTTATTATCTTCTGCTACCTGTTTTAAAAATTCGTACATTCATTTTATATTTTACTTTTTATATTATTCATATCAATTTGTATATCGCTTTTAACTCTGTTCAAATACAGCTTTGTAAAAACTATATCATAACTAAGATTCTCTATTTTTTTCCATTTAAGTACATCACCATCGGAAAGGGAATCCAATACATTATAAAACCCAAATTTTTCTAATCGCTTCCCACCTTCCACTAATTCAAATTTTGCATTTGTATGTTCTGATTGAAGTGCTTTTTCTTCAGCTTCTACTATTTTTTCTACTTGATTTTTAATAGAATTGACAATACCAAAAAATTCAATTATTCCAAGTTCTAATATTTCCTTTTTAGAAATTTTTTGAACTTTAGAAACCATTTTAATTACTTCTTTATCATCGTTAGAATTAATAGTTCTTTTAATTAATTCAACGTGTTTTAGCTTTAAATAAAAAACTTCTCTTTCCGTCTCAATTGGTGCGATATATTGAAGTATCTGTAAATACTTTTCTATTTTCTCAATCGGTTGTTTTAAAAAATCTTTTAATTTATAATTCTTGATATTATCCAAAGCTGTAAACCTTAAAACCACCGTTATTTTTTCTGGTATTTGATAAGAAGTATTCAAATCCATATCTCGCTGCATCAATACTGTTATCCTTATCCATACTCTTATTTGGCACACCTAATGAAACACCGTTTTTGTCTGTAGCATAACAGTAGTTTCTAAATTCATCTATTACATTTTCACTACTTGAAGTAATTAGAATTTCAAATGAATGCATTAAATCTATACCGGATAATACATCCCTTTTTTTATGTGAGATACAGGGAATACCGTATGAACGTAATTCTTTTACTTGTTCTGGTCTGCTACTATCACAGGGGATAGCTGTTGATAATAACTCTGAATCATTTTTAATATGTTTCGCTATTCTAGGAGTTGTTAAACTACTTTTGAATAAAGATTCATCGATAATTATTTTATCATAATATCTGTACAGCTTTACAATGGCTGTAACGTGCGAAAATCCAAAATCGCAGGAACTTCCGATATACCTTGCTTCTTCTGGCAATTCTGAAATTATCGACCAATCTTTATCTTCTTCAAATATTCCACCTTCTACAACACCTAATTCTCCTAGTCCAAATACTTTCCATTTATTCAGATAATATTTACTTCCAGTTTCTTCATATTTATTCTTATACCAAAGAATTGATTCTAACTCTGATTTTGGTATAAATTCATTATCTAAATAGGTTAGTTTTATAAAATCAACTTTATCATCATTTTCCAATTCAGTATGAACCCAAAACTTCTTTTTTGGGTTAAAGTCCAAATAGGTTTTATCGGTTCTTGCTTTAAGTGCTAAAAAAGTATCATAAGTGATGCTGTCAGCTTCATTTATATATAAATACTGTCTTCTTGAACCTAACCTATTACTTTCACCTTGAACACTAAAAAACTCAATAATATTAGAACCAAATTTGTACGTTCTATCCGTTTGGTTTATCTCAAATTTTGAATACAAACCCATATCTCTAAGCAGGTTTTCAAAATCTCTTATAGCTCCCGTTTTAAGGTTAGGTAATGATTCAGTTACAATACTTAAAACTGTGTTATTTCTTTTACTGATTGCTATATAAATGAATATCATCAGTATTGAAATAGTCTTACTACTGGCTTGTCCACCCTGTATAATACATACAGGTTTAGTTAATCTTAATATCTTTTCAAATGCCGTTGTTGTACTGTACTTGTTCACTTATCCCATATCTTCATCTCTTTTCGTTATTCCTATTTTTTCTGGTTCTAATTCATCATAATCAACATCCATTATTTCACCATTAATTAAATTATCAATAAGATTTTTATGGTTATCATTTGAAGCGGTAATTTGAATTGTAGTGTTTCCATTTCCTATTTGAATATTGTTTCCACTATTCCTAAATTTTGGACATTTCATCTTTAAAACTTCCAGATATGGATATGCATTCTTTTTAACATCATCCGTTGCGCCTTTGGTTAAATTCTGAATCTGTTTTGCTCTACCTAATTCAAGTATATGTAAGTAATGTTCCCTTTCTTCTTCGGTGAATTGAGGGCTATTTTTGATACTTCTTTTATTATTTTGAGACTCACTTTTTAAGAATTCATAATAACTCATAGATATTCTCTGTTCTTCCGGTAGTTCATTATTGGTAATAAGAAATATTTGCCTTTCGGATAACAGCGAATTTTCATTTCCTTGCATTACCTCGTACATCTTATCTAAAAAATTCTTTGCTTTGCTAAATGCCATTTGGTTAATTAATTATACTATATTATTCGCTGAAGTAAAGGAAACTTTCTTCATTTCTTCTTCGGGTTAATCCCTTCAAAACTTTACCCCCTGCTTTATTCCATCGTGTAAATTGATAAGCAATATCTGGGTCATTCGGATTTAAATTAACTTTTTTCAATAATGTACTTTTTAAGAATGCACCACACCCCAAATTGTATGTGAAACTTGTTAGGGCATCGAACATATTTTGATTTATGTTTGATGTTACTTTTTGGTTAACACAATCTTCGTAACGCTTTACTGTATGAAGTAATAATTCTTCTCCTTCCTTTAGAGTGACTATATCACCTGCTTTTACTTTTTTACCATTAGGATAGTATGTATTTCCATAACCTATAGTCCAAATCATTGCCGGACATAAATAGGCGTTATTTCTAAATCCTTCGTATTTTTTTATTAAATCAATTCCTTTGTTTGATAGTTTCATTCATATTTTCTTCTACTTATCTGTTATTGATTTACCAACTACTTAGAGCTGTTCTTTTCCAAGTATTGGTAGCTGTACATACATAAATATAATCCTGTGTTACTCTCATTTCACCTTTAGTACCTAAATCTGTTGCTGTAAAAGGTGCTGAAGAACCAAATACGTCTCTTCTTTTGATATATTGCTGTGCGTACTTTTCAGAATAATGTCTCATACCTAGTTGAACAATTGTTGCTTTATTTGATAAATTACTATTGGAACCTTCAGCAAAGTCCTTTAATTGAAATCTTACATATCTCCAAGTAGTGCCGGGAACACTTGGTGCACCATTTCCACCGAACCAAACAGTTGGTAACTCTCCCTCTGAATCACTAAAATCCGTTGTTTTCCAATTATCATTCTCAGGTTCATACCAATTCATTTTATCATAACTAACGGAAACATTAATGTTTCTAAATCTTCCATAAATATTTCCCTTAATTCTTTTCTGAAAAAATGGTTGCCATCTTCCACTTCCATATACCTCGACATTTTCACCATTATCAATAACAACTTCTATTTCACAATCATTAGAAATATCATTAATGGTTAAATAGTCAGATTCACCGTTTATAGTTAAATTCTTACTAGAATCTGGAATTGTAGCAGTACCGGTAGTTGCACTAAAACTTATACTACCCCCTCTTAAATCAGCATCGGTTGTAACACATCTATCATACATACCATTCATACCTAAATCATTAATTCCTTGTCCACCAATTTGTGTATATACTCCACTTAAATGTGAATCTGAAGCATATTTTTTTGAAATATCACTAGTTGGAATCTCCATTACATTTCCATCATCATCTAATCCTAAAATGGTTTGTGCATCACCTATAGTTGTAGCATCTGTTCCGGTTTTAGATAAAGAATCACGATGAGTATATCCTTTAGTAAAAATTTTTCCATAGCCTTTAAGTTTTAATAGACCATCATATTCAAAAGTATGCGGTGTTAAGAAAACTGTGGATTTTTCCCCCTCATTATTTCTTGCCTGCATTTCAATATCTGACTCTAAACTTTTACCCAAAATTGGTTGTTCAGCATTATATCCAAGAGAATTAATATGTATATAGGATTGGTCAGTATTAGCATTCCTAGCTTTAAGTTTAATTTGAAAATCGTTAGAATTATCCTCAATAAGTGGATGATAAAACCCTAAAGCATAAGCATCTCCATTTATGTTTTGAAGACCTTGTGTTAATGATATATTTTTTTGACCACCAATTGCTTCAAAATTTCCAGAATAAATAAAACTTCGTAGGTCTGGATAATTAGGGTCATTATAATAGTTTAAAACAATCCCTTTAAGTGCATTTTGTGGAATACCTAACTCGGATGCAATGTTTTCACCGCCAAACTGAAAACTAGTGGTTGTTCCATTATTATATTCATAGGTAGATTTAGTGCTACCACTTATTTCAACTGTTTCGTTCACTAGATTTGTTCCAAAACCTGTTTTACCATTTCGATAAGCATCTGATAAGTGATTTTCAGTTGATAAATCATTTGAAACATCTACAAACGATGAACCACTAACTATAATATTATTTAGATAGCCTTTTGTAACTACTACATCATCAGCTGCATCTTCAATTAAAGAATTTGAAAGTGAAGGTACTGTTACTAGTCCATTTTTTAATATGGTTAATGCATCACTTCTATTATCATTATCTAATCCATTACCAACATTAAAAATTCTATCATTTGAATTTACAGTAAATGGTGAATTGGGTACATAATCAGTTGCATAAACCCCTGTAACAACCTCTCCAAATGAATGTGCAATATTATCAACACCTATTGAAGTAGATGTATCACCGCTAGAAATAGCATTGAAACCACTTGCAAAAGAGTTGTTACCAATAGCTTTAGACACTCTACCCTGTGCGTGACTGTTTGTACCTGATGCGATAGTATTATTCCCCTCTGCGTGACTATTCGCACCGGATGCAACCGTTATTGCTCCCTGTGCAAAAGAGTTGTTACCACTGGCTTCTGTACCACTATTTTGTGCGTGACTGTTTGTACCTGATGCGATAGTATTGTTTCCACTAGCAAACGAATTATTTCCTGTAGCCCCTTTGGAATCAGAATCTGTACCGCTAGTGCTTAAATCTGTTGCACTATGACCAATCGAACCGTAAAAAAGAGGGTTTCTATTTTTTAATCTCCATCCAATACCATTACCTTCATTAATAGCTGATAAACCTGTATTTGAATTACCACCAATTACAACTGGACCACCTGATTGATTATTTAAAACAACAGGCAATAATGCTTCAATAGTTAGGAATTGAGAATTATATTGATTCCCGTTAATAATAAATTCATCGTATTTAGTTGAACCTAATATTTGTTGTCTAGTATCGTATTGATTATAAATTGCAATGTATTCTAAGCCCTGTTTTAATGGGGTATAAATTTTTGCATATTGGACATTATTTAATGTAAAATATTTATCATTTACCGTATTAATTATTATTGCCATTCATATTTATTCTACTTATCTGTTATTTAACGTCCAACAACTGAACTAATCTATCTCTTGCCTGCTCAACCTCAATTTGTGTTGATACTGCCGAAATATTGTCTTTTGTGTAATAGTGGGGAAAACTTACTGAAATAAAATAAGTGCCTTTTATTCCGCTTTTAATATATGCCCCAATAATACTTTTAGTACCTAAAAAATCCATATTGGATTTGGTCTTACCATTATAAATGTTTGGGTAATTTCTAACATCTTCAATGAAAATTGATTTCCCTTCAGCTTCCAACATCATAAGAAAATATTTTCCATACCCTCTATGTAAGGTGTAATTATCATATCGTTTTTTTAAATTCACATCTCTGATAAATTCGTTCGTATATAGAACTGTAATTAATGATTCAGATGATGTTAGCATTATTTCACCTCCATTGTGAACTGAAACAATTGATATTGATGAAGCAGCTAAAATGTTCATACCCATTTGTTGTAATAAATTTTCAATCTGGGCATTTTTATATAAGAACTTCTCGTTTTCTAGTTTTGCTCTTTCAAAACGTATAGAATCCATTAACTTTTTAGCTTCATCTTTAGCTTTAAGTTCTTCTAAATGAACTTCCTTTCTTCTTTCTGCTCTCTTTTCATCCCAATCAACTAATATTGGAGTGAAAAAGAATAAGAATATTAAGATTGCACATATAATTGCCATTATAAATGCCTGTTTTCTAGTTATCTTTTCAAATATTCTTTTAATACTTTCTTCATAAGCACTCATATTAAATTTGGGGTTAATATTCTATTTTATTTGTTAATTATCTTACTAATGTGAACCTCACATTACCGGTATTTATATCTGGGTTATTTCCAGTTACATAATTTGGAAATAGATTTCTGTTTGCTCTTAAATATTTGTCCACGAATTTGAACTTAATTCTTGTATCTATCGCTGTTTGTTTTTGAATATCTCGAAGTAAATTCCTATCCACAGGTTGCGAATTGTCAGTAAGTTTAGTAACCGCACCAAATGAAGTAAAATTTACATTTGCACTTACTACATATCTACTATATGTAAGGTCGCTTAAAATGCTCTTAATTCCTTCTTGAAAGTATACTTTTCCTTCAGTTATGAATGTTGAACCACTTAATAAGTCTTTGTAAGTTTCTTCATCCTTATTTTCAATTACTTCGAATAAAAAATCTCCTAAAATGTCATATAAATCTATTGATTGAGCGAGTTTAATACATTCATAAATTTTATTAGAATCCAACTTTCCATTTCTGTTATTTAAACCTCCAATATCCCTATTGGACGCAAATTCTTCTGCTGTAATTAATTGATTCATTATATTTCAGTTGTTTCACTCTCTATTATTTGCTCATAAGGATTAATGATTTCTAACTTTCCTTCAATAGGAATATGGAATCTGTTCATAAGCATCGATAATGCTTCTTCTAGGATGTCTCTTTCTTCCTCTTTTGCTTCCCAAAGTTGGAGTTTCATAGATTTCAATAATGCTCCACTGTTTCCAAATAATGAACTTTCGGATGAATCTATTAATCCTAAAGGAACACCATTAGCTAAGGCAATATTCTTTCTCCCTATTCTATCTGAATACTCAAAAATATTATCTTGATACTCTGAAGATATATCCTGTAACTTAATTTGAGAATCTAAATTATCTGAATGATTTGGTGCTTCAAAATGTATAAAGTTTCCAGCGTTTTTTGCTCCCTGTAAACCGTCTATTGTTCTGTGAAAATTTTTCCTATCATCTTCATTAGTCATCGGTGCTGTTAAGATTGCTTTACTAAGCAAAAACCCTTTTTCACTACCCCTTCTTCTAAAGGTCATAGAGTTGTTTTCTACAATACATTCACCCATAACACTATTCATATTGCTTAATGAATAAATACTGTTACTATCCTTCTGTAAATGGATGCATTGCCCTTTATATCTACTTATTGAACCTGCTTTTTGTATTTGCGCATTAATTACATTTATATTAGGATTGAAGCGGTCATAGATTCTGTATTTTGATTCATCTACTTTTCCATTTTTCTTATCCCAATTGTCATAATAGATTATCTTTCCGTGAAAATCCAAGTCATCTTTTTCTCCTAATCTGCAATGCATCGAAGGGAGTACTTTTATCGATGTTATTTCGTGTAAAAGATTGTAGGAAATATGTATAAAGCAGTTATTGTGTTTAGCGTATTCTCTGGCTGCACAACGAAGAATTTCGTTTAAAGTTTGGTTATCATTATTAACAATTTTATTTCCAGTTTCTCCAAAACTTTTGCCATAAATATGCTTTGCAACAAGATTAACACAGGCAGTAGCAGAAACGGACATATTTATTAATGTTTCTAACAATTGTGGTTGAAGGTTATCCAATCCCCAATTATATATTCCGTTTCTCTTATCGTACTTTACAGATAAAATACTGTCTTCTACTTCTGCATTATATATCTTCATTTTTAAGGGTTAATATTTGGTCAACAAAATCTTTCTTAGATGTTGCCATTATTTCTGGATATTTCGCTCTTAAATCATTCATATTCGTGTTTAAAAGCTTTGATTTCTTCTTACAATCGCTACACGGTTTCTTATCCGTTTTAACCTCTTCATTTTCAGTGTTATCTCCTGTTTCTTCGGCACCAATTAATTCTTTCACATTCTCCGGATATTTCGAGAATAATTCTAATCTGTTTGGATTTATTTTTAAAAATGCTATTGCTAATTCATCAGACATTTTAGAATTAGATATTGTGATTGAAGAACCCTTTTCAAGTTTATATATCACTTGTGGTTTTTTTAATTGAAATTGTGTCATTTTATATATATTTTTTAGGGCTGATAACATATTCTGCACATCGCTTGCACAGCTTTTACAGACATTATAACCAGTCTTATTTTTATAGTCAATAACCAATGTATCTATATGTTTTTTCAGTTGCTTATTTGGGAGTTGTAGTATTTCTGAAATAGTCATTGGAAAATAGTTTATATATGAAGAAAAGGTTGGTTAGTTATTACACCTTCCAACCGCATCTTCATTAATTATTTTAAGTTATTACACTTCTGCAAATAAAGCTTCGTATGAAGCAGTTGTAGTTGCATAGTCACCCTCGTTAAGAATCATAAAAGGATATTGTTCTACAGTACCTTCTTCACTAGTTAAAGTGTATAAGATAGCACCGCTATTGTCTTTAGAACCATTGGTCATTTCAGCCAATTTCAAACCGTTCTCAAATCCGTAAACTTTATAAGAATTAGTAGTACCTCTACCATAATTGGTTTCCACAACCATTATGAAACGACCGTTTTTAAGTTGATTAGCTGATTCAGCATCTTCCGCTTTTGTGGTTAATATTCTCGATAACCAAGAATGTGTAAACCCATCAACATCTTCAGCATTGGGAGCGAAACTACTATTAGTTGATGCTAAGTCTTTAAAATCTTCTAATTTATAACCTGTGTTACCACTTTTTAATGTAAGTGAGGTAACAGTTGCACCGCTTGAAGTTGTTGAACTCCAATCCACATCTGAAACATTAACGATAACAGCTTTGTTATTTGCTAATCCTTTTTTTGGAAGGTCATCACAACTTTGTAATATGTCACTTGTTAATTTATTATTGCAAGCCATTTTGTATTATTATTTATATCTTGAAGGTTATGTAAGTGGTGCATTTTACACCACCTACTCACCTATTTTATTATTAGTTTTCAGTTATTATGCTGAAAGAGTAAATTCTGTTATTTCATCGGCATTCGCTAAACCTAAACCGAATTTGAATTTTGTTCTGAAGTTTACTTTATCTTCATCTTTTGAATACCATACTTCCATTATTTCTTGCTCACCTTCAACATCAGATGAAAGAATGAAATTTCCACCAAATCCTGCGAACATTCTATCGGTAGCTTCTAATCCATATTCATCAATCATAGTTACTTTAGTTCCGGGAACCTTGTACATACCGTTGATTGCCATTTCTGGGTCATAGTGGTATAAGTTTGCAGCTTTTAATGCTTGTATATACAATTCAAAAACATCTGAACCAACAAGTAATACTGCATCACCTGCTCTTTTAACTTTTTGCGGCATTGCTACAATCATATCATCCACTAAACCAATTACATTACCCTTTGTTATTTCAGTAGCATTTGAGGTGTTACCATCGATTGAAACATTTTTAGTATCAATCATCTTAATGAAACCATCTGTAAAAGTATATCCACTACCTGCTGTATCACCTTGCCAAGCGTTGAAGGATAATTCTTCACCTATATTTGAAACTTCTGTAAGTACTATTCCTTCTTCTACTGAATCTGGAATATCACCTTCATTATTTGAACCGGGTGCTAATACTTGATTATATTTTGCTTGTAAGTCATCAGCACATATATCGAAATATGATGTATATGGAAGTACATTTACTAATACTTCTTCCATTACAACTGTACCGTTTTTACCTACACATTTACCTTGTTGTAAACTTCCTGTTTTAGAAACTACAGGGATTGACATTGAACCTTTATTACCGTATTGGTATAAGGCATATTTATTTGCTGATTGTGAGAATAAAGCCTTTAATATTGCTTTGTTTTCTCTTACAACTATGTCTTGAAAATTTGTTACATCTAAACTCATTTTTTAAATTAATTTTTTCCTTTTTTATTATTTTTTGCTTCTCATTATGAAAGCCATATCCGTTCTTTTGTTTACGGATGTGTTATTAACTCTGTTGGTTGGTTCCACCTCTGCTTCATCGCTTCCAACATTCTTTTTTATACTTGTTATCTCTGTATTGATTGTCTTGAATTGGTCATTAAATTGCCCTTCCAATCTCGCTGTTACACCATCGATTATTGTGTTAATTACCTGCTCTACATCAACAGTTTCTTCTTCAGTTTCAACCACATCAACAGTTTCTTCTTCAGTTGCTTCTTCGGTAACCTCTTCTTCAGTTTCAGCTTTTACTATTTCTACTAATTCACCTGCTTCGAATTTCCAAACATCCCCATTAGTTGCTGTTCTTTCTCCTTCGATTGGCTTACCTTCACCGTCAACTGCTTTACTACCTGCTGTTTCACCATCTCTAACGACTGGTACTTCATCAGCAGACAATTCTGGAAAATTTATTTCATCACCATTGGCATCTTGAACCATTAAATTTTTTGGCTCTATCGTACCTGTGAAATAATCTTTGATTGCTTTGAATAATGTCTTCTCGTTTTTATTCATATTCTCTTTTTTATCTATATTTTTATTATCAAATTTTGCAACGGCTTTTAATGGTATTATGATTGTATCTACAATACCCATATCCATCGCTGCATCACTGTTTATCCAGCTTTCTTGTTCTAATAAGCTGTAAACTGTTTCTTTATCTAAATTGAAAAAAGGCATATAGAACTCAGCTAATTCTGATTCTAAAGCCCTCATTTCTTTTGAATAATCTTCTATGTTTTGAGCTGTTCCACTCACTCCACCACTAGGTAGGTGAATCATTATTTCGGCATCTTCATAAATTTTACGTGAATCCCCTGCAAAAAATATATATGATGCAATTGAAGCACACATTCCTTTTGCAATTGTGGTTACAGGTAATTGAAGATTTTTTAAGTATTGAAATATAGACTTACCTACGTTAACATATCCACCCGGACTATTAACGATAACTTCTAATTCAGTTGGATTAGAAAAAGATTTGTATTGTCTTACCACATCAATTAGTTCAACATCAACACCTATTTCTCCTTCAATAAAAATTACTGCTTTGCTCATATATTATTATATGAGCCATTTTAGAGGTATTTTAGTAATATGGTAAGTGGCGAGCTACCTTTTCTAACGGTTTCACGTATGAATAAAAAAACCACCCTTTTGAGGTGGTTTTATATTAACTTAACATCCGGTAGTTAGTTAATCATTGTAGATTTTTATTATTGCATCTTTAGGATTAAGAAGAAAACAAGCTTTGTCTATCCATTCTGTATTTCCATCAATTGATGATGTTTTTGGACATCTTTTAAATATTATGTTTCCCAATTGACATTTTTCTAAATTAAAAAGGTATGTTACATCATTATATTTTGAAAGATAGTACGGTCTGTAATCTCCATTTATATTTTCTTCTTTCTTACTTGTAACTTCCTTACAGATGGAATTTAATTTATCCAATTCTATTAGTACTCCTGTATCTCCATAATCATTACTATTTGAATTTCGTGTTTTGGCTTCACATACTCCATATATCTTGAATGGGTTTCCGGTTGTTCCAGAAATGAAATCGAAATCGTATCTGGAATATCCTTCATTTTTAATTTCTTTGATTTCAATATTATTTTGAGTTTTTAAGAATTGCTTTATCGTTTCTGTTTCTTCATTGATGTGTTCAGTAAATGTTTTCATATTAGTTCTTTATAATAAATATGTAGAAAAACCAAAAACGACCGTTTTATTCTAATTTATTTAAAAAAGAATTGGAAATATAGTTTCCAATTGTATTAGCATCATCATCACGTCCATCATTAAATACTAACAAAGCTTCACATCTTAATAGATAAACTTTCTTATTTGTTCTTTCGTCAGATATTTCTTCGATGTCAATAGCTATATTCATTTTATCCATTGACCAGAAATAACTTAATACATCTTCCTTTATCATTTTGGCTAATTCTTCATTCTCAAACTCAATTTTCTTAGTTCCGAATATAGCTATCGAAACATCATACATTAAATTATTTAGTTTTTTGATGGTTATCATTTTGCATTTTTATTTAGTCTTAATATTATTTGGGAAATCCATTTTGAAGATAGTTTATATTCCTTCGCTAATTGCTCATATCTTTGCTGTTTGCTGCCCTCTAATTTGTAAAAGCGTTCATATATCATTAGGTGCTGTATCGTTGTGCTATCGGCTTTAATATTGTTTCTTATAAGTTTTACAAGGTTGGTTAGTTGGTTATTAATTAGTTCGTATTTGGTCATTTACTTTTTTAATATTTTGTAGATAGTTTTTTTGCTCTTTATAAGGTGATAAGGATAAAAAACATTTATTATTTCTTTCACACTCATTCTATTTTTGTAGTACTTATCTTGAATGAATCTTTCAACCTCAGTTAAATATTTATTGTGTTGAAGAATGTAATCTGTAGTTTCTATTCGAAGTTGTAAATCTTCAACACTTTCCAAATAATTTACTTTACTTTCTCCATTCCCTTCTTCATCGAATATTATTTCATCTAACGATTCATTATTTATCTGGAGACTATTTATAAAGTGTTTACACTTGAAGTAAAGATGTTTGTAACTGAAAGTATTTATATTACTTTTTTCTGGGTCAAATCGCTTTAAAATACTATCCAATTCGATGTAACATTCATTGAACAAATCTTCTTTAAAATGATTGGGGAATTTGGATATTATTTTATTGATTAATAATTTTTTTTCTGATTCTGGCACTATTCATTTTGGTATATACTTATCTGTTATTTATAATAAATAGTTCAAAAAACTAAAAAAGTCAATATTGATAGAAAATAATTCTATTTAATTTAAAATTGGTGATTATTGGTTGAAGAATATTCTAAATCCAGATAGCTCATTTTGAGCCTTCTTAAAATCCAGATAGCTCATTTTGACACTTCTATGATGGCTCATTTTGAGCCTTTTTAGATAGCTCATTTTGAGCCTTCTTAACTAACTAGATTAAATCTAACTAGATTATATATAACTAGATTATAACTTAAAGAAGAATAAAGTAATATAATTATAAAGATATTATTTATAAAAAAGAAAGTATAAAGAAAAAATATGATTGAAAAATTTAATATTTTATTTTACCTGTAACATTAATTTTAATAAAAATATATTTTCTCATTTTCCAATCCTAATTTTTATATTTTATTATTTCAATAAATATTTTTTTTTATAATAAATCTTTTTAAAATAAATAATCTCCAACCGGAAACATTACTAAAATATTTTGAATAATATTATTTAACAAAAGAAAATACACCTTCAACCCTTCTTAATTTAAAACCCCCGATTGCGCTCCACCCCCACAGAATAAGAAAATATCCAAGTAAACAAACGCTTCCAAGCGAACTAACCCCAAATTCCGCTAAACCCCTTTAAATAAAATATTCATTTTAAAGCGTTTTAAGAAACTATTTTACACTCAAATATATCAATATACCATATTTGACTTAAAATCCATTAAAAGTATTTTAAATTAACTCTGTGAGCATATTATAAATTCTTACATTGGTTTAAAAAGCTACATACAATTTATTTTAATCAAATCCAATTTTTTTTAAAACAATTTCATTTTGGCTTGCAACTTATCGATTTTCTTACTATTATCGCATTATACCTGTAAAATTGGTTAGGAAACAATACATTTTAACTTTTATTTAACAATTGGAAATCATACTTTCTGTAAAAAAGGACTATTTATATATGTAACATTACTCAGTTACAGGGGTTGTAGGTTGGGGATAAGCTCCTAACCTACTCCAGTACCCCGAAAAGCAAAACTGGAAAATTTATAATACTGGATAAAAATAAAAACTATGACACAAGAAAAAGAAACATTCATCAAGATTCCTACCGAATTAAGGAAAAGGAAGGATTTAACCACTACACACAAAGTAATATTAGGCTATTTATTAAGCTTTCAACTTAACGGAAAATATTGTTATCAGACACAAAAGGAAATAGCTGAAGAATTGGGTACACCATTCTCAACCATAAAAAGAAATATTACTCAACTCGAAAAGAAAGGGATTATAAAAACCGATTTTGTTAAGAATATTACCCAAAAGAAAAAGCAATACAAAAACAGAAAAGCAACTATTTATAACGAATTCAAGATAGCTCAAAATGAGCCTTCTGAAATTAGAAAAAAGACCAAGTCAATGAAAGAAACGTCAACGAAAATCAAGATAGCTCAAAATGAACCTTTTGGAAATACCATTAAGCAAAATACACTAACCGAAACCGAGATAATCGAAAAGAAACCATCCCTTAAAGATGACATAATAGCCCTTAAAAGGTCATTTAATCCTTCTACCCTATCAAATTACGAAGGAATTATAGATACCCTCGCTAAATCTTGTACAACCATTGAACAAGTAAAAGTCGAAATGAAAAAAGAAGAAGCTAAAAGAAAACAGCTAAGAGAAGAAGCAAAAGCAAATAGGGAAAAGAAAAAGCAAGCTGAAGAAGATAAAGTCCTTCAAGATGAGTTATTTGCACTTATAAATAATTACCTCAATGAATTGAAACGTTTTGAGTGTGCTAACCCAAATCAAAAAGAAAAAATTATCAAATTTCTTAAAGATGGTGTTTTATCTGGAGAATTTAGAACTTATAACTTTGAAAAAGAAAAAGCACTATCGAGCGTTGGAAAAGTAAAAAAGCAATGGGAAAAAATAATTTCCGATGTAAGTAACATAATTCCAAATTTACCGGAAGAAATTAAAGAAGAAAAGTTACTACCATTTGAAGATGGATATGATGAAAAAGTAATCCCAATAAACAGACCTCGAAAAATGGTGGATGATAGTTTCACATTTAAAAATGAAACCAAAGTAGAAAATACTGATAAGATTAATATGGACATTTTGAACCTTCCGATGAATCTTGGGAAAATAGAGATGATAGATAAATACCTAATCCAAATTGGAGAATTTAAGCAAGGTGTAAACTACTCAAATAATGATAGATTCAAAATAATAACTTATTTAAAAAATAAAACAGCATAATGGAAGAAGTATTAGAAAAATTAGACCAATTGAGAGCTGAACAAAAGAATACAGAACTGAGAATAAATAATATTCTGAGAGTAAATAATGATGCTAACCAAAACATCACAAAATAATACCACAATGAAAAGTGAACTTAAACCAATACGTTACAGAAAACTATGTCAAACTATCTCAATTAGAAATAGATGAATTATTCATAGATAGAGATAAGAATAAAAACAAAATTGCTTGCTCACAATTACCACTTGCATTAAAAGTAGCCACCAAATACGCAACCACATCACAATATAGTCCAGATGAATTATTCTCTCCGGCACTTGGTGGATTAATCCCTGCTATCAAAAACTATAACGTTCAAGCTGCTGCATCATTCCCATCTTACGCAAAAATCTGTATGGAAAGAAATGTTTGGGATTGGATAAGATATAGACCGTATGCATTAATTGGAAAGATGCAAACCAATTACGAAAAACAAGATGTACCATTTACTTCACATTTTAGCGATTTATCAATAATGGTTAATGAAGATGGGAAAACAAAATTTGAGGATTCAATTGAAGATACTTCCAAAGATTATATCGATGAAAAAAATGAAGATTACTTAATTGAATTGATTAAAAAAAATCTAAAAAAAGAAAGGTATGCAACTGTAGTAATCGAAACCTTAGGTTTGGGGATGAAGAAGCCTATAATACATAAACAGCAGGCTTCTAAATATGGTTTATCTCACCAAAGAATAAACCAAATCTTTCACACTTCAATTGAGAAGCTACAAAAAAATGAAGCATTTAAAACGGCTCTAAATAAGTTAAGAGATAATTAATAATGGTGGATTACCCACCACAAAATAAAGAATTATGATACATTGGCAAAACTTACAAAAGCACAATTTAAAGCACATAATGAAGCTGAAGAACTATTAAAGAAAGATACCCTAACGTGGGATGATAAATTATTTGTATATAACAACTGGAACGAATCAGCCACTTCCATTAATTCACAAGCCGGTGCATTTTTCACCCCACAGGGATTAGCAGAAGATTTCTCATTAGAAATAATTAATGACTGCAAACTAATAGACCTATGCGCAGGAATCGGAATACTATCTTTCTTCGCATATCATTATAAAAAATGTGATGTTACTTGTATAGAACTCAATTCAGAGTATGTAAGAGTTGGAAAGAAACTACTTCCAGAAGCAAATTGGTTAAATGCATCAATATTTGATTACAAATCCTTTGGTCACTTTGACCAAGTAATTTCAAACCCACCTTTTGGAAAGATTAAAACTGGATTGGATAATGATGTTCTTAAAGAAATCAAATATAAGGGAAAAGAATTTGAATTTATCACAATTGAAATAGGTGAACAAATAGCCGATTATGGAACTTTTCTAATACCACAGAACAGTACACCATTTAAATTCTCTAATGATACCTTCAAACAAGGTTTCTGTGATTTAAGATTAGATTCCAAAGGATATAATCCAAATGGATTAGAACCAAGTAGAAAAGTAAAGAAGTTTTTAAAAGAAACTGAATATGACCCAATATTCAATAGTGGAATTGATACGGGATATTATAAGAAAGATTGGAAGGGTGTTTCTCCTGTCTGTGAGATAATCAACTTTGATTGGAAAGAGCTGTACTGGTAATGAATTTAATTGATATTTATACACCAATAAACGTGTTACTGTATATAGGTTTCAATTAATTGAGAATAGTTTAAGTATCATCTATTTTATTAAATACTGATTTATCTATTGAAATTTGCTTATTTCTGTATTTTTCAAGTAAACCGATAACTCTTTCCGCACTGTTAGGAGATAAAAGTGCCACAAACCAAAAACAAGTAGTCTGAATAAATTTGATTAATACTTCTAAAGTTCTGGGAACAACCATTACAATCGCTATTGCAATAGGGATAATAAAACCGTAATACCATTTAATATTTTCCATCATTTAAATAAGGTTTAAAGACCGCACGGGTCGAAACATTAGGTAGCCTATAATGGCTGAAAAACTCTTAGTGGATAGAAACAAATTGTTCTAAAGTTTTCCCTTCTGCTTGCCTTATAAATGACATTATGAGTAGGTAAGTAATCTGAAATTGTAGGTTTTACGCTATCGTGTTCCTTCCAGATACAAATTTAAAACATTTATTTCTTTACACCAATAATTTTATATTTTACTTTATATATAGTTTAACTTGAAACCCTCCAGTTTCACCAAACAAATCAAACCTACAAAACATCATTTCAAATCATTGTGACAATTACAAAACCACAACATATACTCGTGAATGACTTAATACAAAGCTAAATTGAATTAAATAATTGTTTTCTAGAAATTGAATTACGATGTTAACAGCGCATCAACAATACAAATGTTGATAACCACCTATTTTTTGTTAACAATCCAATTAAAAGGACACAGCTACAGCATATTATTTTTAAGTTTTAAAAAACAAAGATTCTAATATTGGAGTAATCTATATGATAACATTGTTACATTTCATCCAAATATTTAAACTTTAAATAAAAACTTATGCCAACAGTGTTGGATTAATTTTATCAACTTAGTAAATGTAAAATAACGTAGTAAATAATAAACATTGTAAGACACGGTTACTTACAGGAAGACAACGTAAGATATAGGTAGACACAGGTACTTACGGGAAGAAAAAAATAAAAAAAGCCCTTAGATTTATCTAAAGGCTTCTATAATCAATAACAATAGGAAAGTATCAATTACCCATTGAAGGACAAATATATTGAAAAAAGTTAAAATGTATCTTTAATTGAATCATATCCCTTTCCTAAATTAGAATTGAAAAAAGGTTCTTGACCTTTCAAGAATTTACCTTCTTCATTTGTTTGTAAAGTATCTATATGGTCATTTAATACTTCTAGATACTTTTCTGTTTGATAAGCATTAAATCCTAATTCTGTAACTTCATCTGCTTCTTGCTGATTATCAAACCTAAATATTTTTTCGTTATTAATAATCATAATACCTTTGGCATTATATCCTTTTGAAAGTAAGAAGTCTAAATCTTTTTTAAATTGTTTGCGTTGGTCTTCCATAATTTTATTTGTAGGTTATTAGTAATCAATATAATTTAGGGTCAAACATATAAATTTTTCTATAAGTTCATATATATGTTGTCCAATTCTTCTTGTTGGATTCCTAAATAAGTACGGGTAGTGTGTGTAGATGAATGATTTAGTAACTGAGATAAATAAACTAATGCACGTTCACTTTGGTTATCATTTAACCAAACCCTTCTTCCAAATGATTTACGCAAACTATGTGAACTTACCTTACCCTTAAAATATTTCTTCATTAACCTGTTTATGTGCTGTACAGAATACACAGAACCCTTTTGAGATGTAAATGGACTACCACCTAACTGATATGTTATATCATCTTCAAAGTGCTTTAAAGCATTCTTAATCGCATCATTTACTTTTAGTGTTCGCTTCTTCTTTGTCTTACCTTCTTCTATAGTAAAACTATCTTGTTTCAATTGGTCAAAAGTTAGTTGTAATAAATCATCGATGCGTAATCCTAAATTAATACCACAGATAATTAATAGTCCGAAGTTTGGATTCTCTTTTGATTTAATTAGTTTTAAACCTTTGTGTAATGCTTTGTTATAATCTATATATATTGAACCTGTCAT